GGAGTAAAACCGTAACCTTTCAAGGATGGTTTTTTACTAGTATAATGAGCCATATAGACTTTAGCAAGTTTCCCCTGGGCTTCCATGATCATCCTAGCCATTTTGGCTTTAGTCATCTTAGGCATTATACCATCCTCATAAATGCAGATTCAATGGTACTAGTGCCACCAGTATTGTTTACTAACTTAATTTGAACGTTTGGTAATTGTCTAAGGTGTGATTGAATAATTAAAATGTTCCATACATCGGCATTGAAAGGTTCGGTTCCATCATAAAGTATATTGTTTACAGTTCCAGCACCTGACTCAGAAGCTTTAACACCCCTCCATGCCTGTCCAGCATTAGTAGGTTCTAAATTAAAACATGGAATTGTTCCAGGAGCCACTACAGCAGTAATAGCATAATTCCCTCCATTAGTAGGTTTAAAAGCCATAAGGAGATCCGTATAGCCTACCATATCTAATGGCCAAGTGCCATCATCATTAATTGGCGGAACTAAAATTTCACCCCCGTTTATCACATTTAAGTCTGTCGATTGCATTGAAAATTGTTGGTCACTTAGTGTAATGCCCTTCCACTGTCCCGTTGCTACATCAATAGCACCAGTGTTAACAGAAGGATATAATATCTCATCAACTTCTATACGATCGTTAACTACGGTTGAGGGTAAACCTTCCTTGTATGCACTCCCCCACGGGCTGTTTGTTTTGCGTTTGGCCAAATTTAAGCGAATTGACAGGTAACGGCGCAATCAATCGTGGCCGCTGAGGTTGTACAAATTTCATAAGAAATTGTATTTCCTGGTTGTACTGCTAGATCTGTATCAATGTTAACGTACATCATATTAGTTCCTGAAGTTACTCCAGATTGTCCGCCACAATTAAAGACCGCATCTCCGTCACGCATCGCATTTCCTGTGATTTTGCACAAACCGACATATTCTTCTATGGCGTCTGTAGAAAATGAGACTGTAATATTTTTAATGCTTGATACATTTGTTGGAACCGTAAAAGAACTAGATACAGTAGCAGCTCCGAGGGCTGATAATGCTTGGAAAGTTCCAGCGGTTGTCGTGCTTTGCGTTACGCTTCTTGTTATTGAGAGAGCCATATTTACCTAAACGCGGAGTTTTAAGGGTCCCACGGCCCCTAGTATTTTATTTCCACCTAAGCTAGAAACAACTAACTTAGCGGCTAGCGTACCAGCGCCTATTTTTATGAAATCTTGTTTATTGGATTTAAATGCGTTTGATAATGTATCTAGTCCGCCTTTCAAATCTCCTTTAATCATCTGCTGAGCTGCTGAACCTGCATTTGCAGCGTCCAGAAAAGCAAGTCCAGCGCCAGTTTCCAATAAATTTATTGAAAATGAGCGTTTTCTTCGTACCGATCTCTTTTTTCTTCTGACTACCATAATTTGTCCTTGTGGGGGTGATGCCTAACATACCCCGACTAACTCATTTATGCGTAGCTACTTAAGTTTGTCAGGATTCAATGAATAGTATTCATTTCTTTTTTCTATGAAATACATTGCTACCGCCTGCTCGACGACAACCGACCTAGTTATTTTACGTGTTCCCATCATCCCTTGCTTCATATTCAAATATTTAATTAGATGATCTATGTATTGAACTGTCTGCCGCTCAAACCTTAAACTTACTGTTGTCTTAGGTGGCCAACTTGCTTTCCTACCCATTTTCTAACTCCAATTGTGCCCATACATTATTGAGTTTGTCTAGTGCTTTCTTATGTTGTATTGCCTGATAGCAATGTCTACAGTATGGAGCTCTATTCCTTGTATTGTCAGGTATCCTTTGCTCGCAACGTTTACAAATCATACATGCTCCAAAGGAAATGCTCGCCTCTTCATTTCAGTTCGGACTTTGTCTATTTCTTCCGCTATTGCAAAAACATATTCACTATGTCTTTTTAGCTCTTTAGAAGGAACTTTTTTTAGAGAACCTAGCCCTTTTTCGCATTCTCTTAACTGCCTAGCATAAGAATCTAAAGCCATTACTTCTCTTATGCGAACTAACTCTTCCCAAATACTTTGTGTTTTATCATGTATTGACATGGTCTCACCATTTGGAACATTAAGGAACTACTATATATAAATTATGTATATAAGAAATAAAAGAACTAAGGGTAACACTATAAGTTATATAAGAAACGGAACAACTACTACTTACTTTATTTCGTACTTATATAATATATAATACTATTTTAACCCTAGTTTTTCGCTTTTTGGAGCCGTTGAGTCTACACTATTCGGGTTGTTTTGGGACACTAATCCCCCTAAATTACCTCTTTTCATTAGGTATTCAGCCACAAAGCCCATCATCGGGTTGTCTTTTGTCAAAGCTTTAATCGTTGTTGCTCCAGTTGCATCATCAATTTTTTTTGATGCTGCTCCTAGAGAACCAAAAAAAGAAGATTGAAACTCTTGAAGCTTATCATGCATGCGATCTTCAATTTCATCAACAATAACTTGTAAAGCATTTAGCAAAGTTTCGTCTGATTCTTCAGATTCAACCCAACTAGTCCATTTTTGGCGCGATAATTCCGCTATATATTGACTTAAAAACCAATAAAAGACAGTCCAGACAAAAGCATAGGCTAACAGTATGTAGGCATCAATTTCCATATTACTCTATTTGTTAGGTCGTTTTAAACCTAACTCAGTCCACTCATGCGGTCTAGAGGGATGAGGAGCCTGACTTGTGAGACCTGACTCCTCGAAAAGTTTCAGTACTGTAATCAATACACCTAAGTTCATATTAAATTCGTTAACCTCTTTAATGCTTCATCTACAACTTGTTCAATACTAATACTAACAGGTGCACCAACAGAACGCTTCTTAGTATATGCATCTTCTACATCCTGACTAATATTAACACCTAAATCTTTTAGGTCCTGTAAAGCTTCTTTACCTTCTTTAACTGCTAGAAATGCAACACCTGTAATTATTATCTGTTTCATCAATTCGGGATTGTTGATAAATGCTACAACGTTGTCGTGTCGTCTCTTATCGTTTAGCGCTTGTTTCTGTAGCTTTGTTACCTTCTTTAGTGAGTAACCATCTGGTATAAGTGCGTAAGGCATTAGACGATCCCCGTTTCTTTTCCTGTAAGATATACCAGGACCAATCTAACAAGTAACTGTTCCACTGATCGTTTGTCATTAAACCAGGAGGGGAACTCGACATTGTATATCGTAGTGCTCATTTCAAACGGTTAATCATCCGCTTAAATATTTTTTCTAGGGTTGCCATATCTCCCGAGGTAATTGGAGTAAAACCGTAACCTTTCAAGGATGGTTTTTTACTAGTATAATGAGCCATATAGACTTTAGCAAGTTTCCCCTGGGCTTCCATGATCATCCTAGCCATTTTGGCTTTAGT